AATCCAGTTCTGGTTCAGGATGCCGCTGGCGATCATGGTCTTCCAGCTAAGAGAGTGCCACTGGCCGAGCGCGTTGTAGTGGTCCACCTGAGAGGCCGGGATGTACTTGATCGCGGTGGACGAAGCCAGAGAAGCCACAGCAAACGCATTCTTTCCGAGGAACAGGCAAGAATAAACGTCATTGTTGGTTCCGGTCGTGGACTTCATGCCAGCAATCGTGGCAACCAAGACGCCCACGTCAGGAGTCACCTTGGCGAGAGTCGAGGTCACGAAGCGAAGGTTCTTGTAGCAGCCGACTTCGCCGGGGAACTGCCCACCCTGACTGGGATAGTCGGAAATGGACTTGTACCCCTGCACCTGCTCAAGGTCGTACTCCACATCCGTGTGGATGATGCCCACGTAAGAAGGCCGGATACCAGAGGTTCCAACCGCTGTCGAAGCGCCCACGATGCTCTTGTAAAACTCAGCATTGGAGCCCTTCAGGTTACGAATAACCTTGTCCAACATGCGCTGGTTGATGACACCGGCCACGTTCACAAGGGCCGCACCGGACACACCACCGACGTTATCCGTATTGCGGAAGACATTGGTTCCACCCATGATACCGTCGCGGACGATTACATCGCGGGTTTCGGCCAGGTTCTCAGCATTCCGAGCCAGCAAGGACTCATCAACATCAACCTCATTGATCCAGGAAGCAACATCCGTCCACTGGAGGAGGTTGCCATACTGGGAGAGGGTGATCGTTACATCGGTGAGGGTGGGCTGAGTGGTTGTAGGCGTAGAACCTTCAACCAAGAGCTTGATTGTTCCGAGAGTGCTTCCAGCCGTGGGGGCCAATTTCTCATAGCGCCGGAACTTGATAACCTTGGAGTTCTTTTCCGGGATCGGGGTTTGAAGACCAAGTGCCTCATGGGGCAGATTGGGTTTAGCAACATCTAGTGATTTTCGGTGGACATAGCTACTAAGAGTAGTCAGTGTCCCGGTTCCAGTGATTGCCATTGTGTGCTCCTGTTGGAATCACACGAGCAATTATCGACCTCGCCTGCGGGCTATCTGAGCATCCATCTTGGCAAAGTCTTCATCGCTCATGTCGTTGTAGTCAATTACTTGTTGACTGTTGAGTGAAGGACTATTGCCGCCAGATTCCGATTTAGCTCTACCTCGAATGGCTTCCTTTGCTTGAGCCGTTGTTTTGAGTTGCCCGGAGTCTTTTAACGCCTTGACCAACTTAGCGGTCTGAACAGCAAACCTCGGATCTTCAAAAACACGTCTTTTATCAACTGGGTCCATTTCTTCGTTTAGGTATTTAATGAAGTCTTCCTGGATTTCCTTGTGGTATGGCACATGAGACTCGAAGAATTGAAGAGCCGCCGTAGCTTCCGACTGCGCTTCCATCACCATTTTCATCTGTTGAAACTGCTGGACCATTGGCCCATACCGTTTATCAATGATCGGAGTGATGATCTTTTCAACTTCTACGAGTTGCGGATCTTCAGGTTCAGGAGGAGCTTGCCGCTGTTGCCACGCTTGCTGCATCGTCTGGCCCTGTTGCCAGAGTAGTTGTTGCTGCCGGTCAACTTCAGCCGCCAACCTCTGTTGGTCCTGATAAACCCTCTCAAAGTGTTCCCAAGCTACTGGTTCCTTGCCTTTAGGCTCTGGAACTGTCTCTTTGGGTTCCGGTTCCCCTCCCTCAAGAGGTTCTTCCGGGGTTCCTTCCAGGTCTTCATCAAAGGAATCTTGCGGTACATCAGCCATAAACGGCCTCCAGTGGATGCGTTTGCCCTCGCCAGGTACTAGGATGATGGGTTATTGTCAGATTGCTGTCAAGTTGTTGAAAGGTTTGGTTTGCCTTATGCTTGTCCCGGAGGGTCACATGAAAATGTCTTGCGCGAAAGAAACCAAGAAGCAGGAGAAGAAAGAACACAAGGGCAAGAAACCGGCTCCAAAGAAGCCTACAGGTATGAATTCAGCTATGGGCCAGGGTTTTCTTCAGGCGATGCTTGCGAAGAAAGGTTTGAAAGCCTAGCCTGAAGCGTTGCCATATCCTCTTCAAGCACAGTCATTAAGTCACGGATCATGTCAGCTTTCCCGGCGTTGAACCCTAGTCTATAGAGACTGGGGTCCGCCATTGGATTGCTGGGAACCGGGGGAATTGGGGACACCAGTTCCAGGACGCGGAGTGCCAGCCATGCTTTGAGGCCCTCCAGGCTGGGCTGGGTTCGCAGATCCGCCAGATTGGCCTCCATTCTGCGCTTGCCCTCCGGGTCCACCTTGGAGTCCCAATGCCTGCTGCTGAGCCGCGAAAGCCAATGCCTGCTGCTGTTGGACGTATTGATCATATTGCACCTGTGCCTTTGATTTGAGGAACCGATAAGTGTCCCGGATACCAGCCCGTTCATAGCAAACGCGCTGAAGTTCTGCATAATTGACTGTCATAGCAGCCTGTTGGATACCGCCAAAGGCTTGTGCCATTTGGATGATTTGTCCTAGTTGCTGCTGGTTATTCGCTACCCACGAGGCGCCTACAGGATAAATATCCATCTCGCCCTGGATCATTTCAGGAGAGACAAGCATCGGAGCCGGACCAAGTGATTCAAACTGCGGAACGCCAGTCATCGGGTCGGGGGTTGGGTTGGGTTCTACCACCCGAATCCAGGTAGCCACGTTCATCAATTGCTGATTGAGCATGATCTGACGCCGTAGGGCAGGTATGACGTAACGTGTCTCAATACTCCGGATTGTCTCAGCAAAACGAGAGTTGAGCATCCCGGAGATTGCGCTTACCTCTGTTGCAGACTTCTGGTAATCAGAGGTAGTAAAAGCCTTCATGCTCCCTGTGGCTTCATTGTGCTGGGAAAGCATGAAACCAATCTCTTGCATCCCAAGCGATGCCTGCGAAGGCATCTGAAGCGGCGCAATATTTCCCTGCGCCCCCACAACATGAATGGCTCCAGGTGCGGAAATGAAGTTATCAATGTCAATTGTTCCATCGTTTACCACCATGAGTTGAGGGTTTACGGTCAATCCATTGGCTTCGATCACCTGGTTCATTCGGACATTTACAACGTCCTGAAGTCCAAGCGCACTCTCAATTTCGCCCTTCCCATAGACTTCATTCGGGTCATCGTGAAGCGTGAACAGTTCCCAAGCTGGTTTGCCGTGGAAATACGGGTTAGGTTCCAGCCGGATCAAGGTTGTACGATTCGCTACAACCGCAACATGGTTGAATAGAATCTCCCCGTCTATTTCAAAGTCGCCCCAGCACTCAAAAAGCTCCACCGAGTTTTTGGGGCGGGGGTTGAACCCAAGTTCCACTTCCACTTGCTGTTGCAGGGAGTCAGATGCTTCCCTGAATATGTTTTCATCATTGATTGCATCCAAGTTCTCATATAACGAGTACCCCGATTCATCTTTTTGAGCTAACGATTTGATATAGGCAGCGGTTTTGAACTGTCTCATGATCCTTGGTGCGCTTCTTCGGTCATTACTCTTTCGGAGTTGGACATAATCGAAGATGTTCCCGCACTTCATCACCGGCCCATCGAAGTCTGTGACCGCCATCTGCCCCATTTCAGGGGGAGGGAGTTGGATTCCAGCCTGCATGGCCGCTTGCCACTCCCCTAGTTCTTTGGCGTAGCCAACTTGATTAACAATATGACGTTTTTCGTCTTCCCAAAGGACTGCCCATGGGACATTCCCGAAAATAATAGACTGATTGATGACCGAGGCCATTTCTTGACGCCAATTGGCCCGATAATGCTGCCATTTCATCAAGGAAGCCATCATTTTGGCGGCTTTGTCGTCATCTCCGGTCCGTCCAAGCACGTTGAACCAGTCATCATGGGGCATAATCCCCTGGATGTAGTGGCTACCTACATTCAAAACGGCCTGGAATGTGATCGGGTTGTAGCGCCTAGATCGATAATTTTTTACTTCCTTCCACCCCTTACCAAATTTAGACTCTTTAGCAAGCCAACATTCCTTCCAGATGTCCTCTTTGTCTACACGTTCGTCTTTACCCTGCCTCCAAAGCTCATTTGCGAAGGTTATTACCCCCGTTGGGTCTACGTTTCTAACGATCATTAGAACCTCGAACGGTTACGGGGGAGTCCCCATTCAAAACTGGGGCCAGATGGGGATTGTTCTTGCGGCCTCATGCCTAATGCTCGGGTTCGCCAGTCACCGGGAACCCTGCGGCCCATGGCCGGGTTACCCTCTTCCTGTCCATAGGAATTGGGATTCCCACCCCACGGACCACCGGGAGCGTTACCGACTGGCCCACCACCAGGATCACCGAGACTTCCGCCACGCGGACGAGGCTGGAATCCAATCGGCCCACCGGGGAGCGGCATCGGGCCTCCACCGCCAAACGGTGGCCCTTCAGACGGCCCGTAAGACTGCGGAGGTCCAGGCATGGTTGGGTTGGTTTTCGGGGGGCCACCGAAGATGGACTGCGGGTTGGTCTGAGCCAAGGCATTCATGTCCCAACCAGCCGGAGGAAGGGGCATGGGTCCACCGCCACCAAACGGAGGGCCATCACCCGGAGTCTCGCTGGGGCCGTATGAATTAGGGTTTCCGCCCCACGGTCCGCCTGGAGCATTACCTAGGGGAGAGAATTGGCCGGGAGTTGGGATAACTGGTCCAATGTTCCGCTTCCCCGGAGGCAACGGCATTGGGCCACCGCCGGGGCCTCTCTGGTCGCCATCGGGGAGCGGCATCGGACCTCCACCGGGACCGTTCTGATCTCCGGGAGTTCCATTTACAGCACCCTGGCGCATCAAAAGACGGCCAAATCCATTAGCTCCCTGTGGTGAAAGCAGTCCCTCGTTGGAGTTATACGGCATCATTTCAATCCCCTGTCAGGTTGGTGTCACCAAACACCGTAACCAGAGTATGGGGCAAGTCTGCGGGAATTCAAACCTTCTAAGCTTTTACCTCGCATATCGTTCTTCAACCCGGTGCGCTGTCTCCGCAACAGATAGACTAAGGTATCGACCGCATGGTCCTCTAAATCAGTGTCATATATATCCGGGTTGTTCTTATCTACCTGCTGGATCGGCATAGTACGGATAAGATGGGTGCAATTATCCATTATCTTGAGTCGTGATTTTCCATTCACAATCTTGATATGATCCCGGAGGTTCTCAATCGCGCCCTTCTTGTCGGCCTTAGCGCTAGGTTCAAAGTTCACACCGGCAAGCTGGAAGGCTTTACCAATAGACCCATCAGCCCCGCGGTCCGCGAAGGATTCATAGTCCAGCCACCGTTCGGTGATGTACTCATCGGCCATGTGTTCAACGTCAAGGATCTTCTTGGCAATTTCAGTTGCCCGTTCATTGGTTCCCTTGTTTGGTTTCCCCCCCCACCCATAGAATTCACGGTACACAAACTCATCCCCGTTGGGGGACTCGCAGCACCAAAGTTCACAGTGGGGCTTGTGGGTTCCATAGTCACAGGCCATCCAGCGCCTCCAATCAGCAGGAGGTTTGAACCACGGTACCACATGCACACTTGGGTCCCATTCTGTGAAGAAGGCCCCTTCCACCACATCCCAACGGCCCTCAAGAAGCATCTTCCGGGTCCGTTCGTCCTTGGTCATCAGGTCAGCACGGTATTTCCCATCATGGTCCAGGTTGGGGTTATCTGACAACCTTCCAGGAATAAAGATTCTGACTCTTCGGTGAATCCCTTCTGGAAGCTCCCAGTCTTTTAGTTCGTTCCATCCTGGCTGTGGAGATACCAAACCAGATGAAATATCGATATACTCATAGATCGGGACCATTCCGTGGGGGTACTTGTCAATCTGGTAACGGTCCATCACCCAACCATGCCCAGGGCCTCCGGGGTTCGTGGTATTCAGTCTACGGCACGATACACCATGGGCAGACCTGAGCCTCGTACCAAGCAACGTGTATGCGGAGTCGTCCCCCCAGAGGGTAAGTTCGTCGTGAGCGATCCAGGTATAGGCATGCCCAATGTAGTTAAAGACATCGTCATATCCATCAAGGAACCCGAATCTGAGGGTGGCCCCACTTGGATATTCAAAGTGGCGTTTATTTTCGACCCATTTGGGGGGGTTGGGCAACTGGCTAAAGACGAACTTAGCGTCTCTGAGAATTTGCTCAAGCTGCGGATTAGTTCTGCGTAAGATAAGCCCGTAAGCCTTACCTCCGTGTTGCTGTTCATGTTTGCTCCAGTCGAGAATGATACAGAAAGACTTGCCAGCACCAGCCGCCCCGCCGTACAGAATCTCGTCAGCAGGGCAGCGTAGTACATCCCACTGTCTAGGGTGTGGAACAATGATAGCCTGGGTTTCAGGACACATGGCCAGTCCCAGGAACCCAAGAGAATACGCTTATCGTAAATTTCTCTCCAGTAGGGCTAGTCCATTCAACAAACAATCTATCGAGATGATTAGGCGGTTCACAACCCTCATCCGCTGGCACGAAGACGAATTTGACTCCATCAAAGATTGCTGTCTCGGTCTTCATTTAGAATCCTCAATCTGAACTTTTCTAGGTCTACCTCGTCTTTTAGGTTCGATGGGAGTAGGCAGATCATCAGTTGAAACGCTTTGTCCGGGTTCGCTATTGCCCATCTCTTGAGATAGTCCCTCAAGGGTGATCGTTTCGCCAACTTCATCATGGACTCCCTTCATGTCTGCAATCTGCTTGAACACGTCCTTCGGGGATAGGTGCGCTTGGCTCTCTGGAGGCAGCACATTTGTCTCTTTCATCCACTCCTGAAGACTCCCACTGGTCTTTGGCACCAACAAGACACCTACCCTCTGTTCAATGTCCACTTCGACAGTCTTAGGGGCGAGGGCCACAAATAGCCGCATTGCGTCACCTGGGTTATTGCATGCCCATTCAGCAAACCTGACTCGGAACGGCAGTCCGGCCATGACACCACATAGATTCTCTGAGATGACCGCCTGTTTCTTCCGTAGGCTCAGGTCTTGCCACTTCGGGTTATACCGCTGCCCGGTCATCTGGTTCAGACCCAACTTGGCCTGAGCGCCTTTGGCAGCGGCCCAGGCCTCATTGGTCAGATTAATCAGATCAGAGTCAAGCAACTCTCCGAACACACTGAGTTTTGCTGGGTCTTTTGCCATACACCACCTTATAAATGATGTTCGTCGTGTTTTAATCTGCTCATATGGAAGCCCTTCTGTGTCGCACCTTCATAGACTTTCCTTAAATTTACAGGGTTACGAGACCCCGGTGGGTATGACTCAGCGTTTTCAGAAGTTATACCAAGTAAAAGCAACTGCTCCAACCATCCGATAACTCCCTCTTTAAAAAATACTCCACCATCCGCCATGCAACCTCCTTATAGATGATAGGATTCCGGTGGATGGATTGCCATCCGTTCCGACACAACTGAGATTCTACTCCAACCGATAGACCTCCGGTAGAAGTGCAGAGTTATTCCCTCACGCGAGTAGGGGCGCACCGGATCGTATCAGTTTACAGTCAAAGGGGCTGTTGCGACTTTGTACACGGTCGAGCGTTTCTCTCCGCTAGACACGACTTTGCCATCCTTCAGCATCTTGTGCAACACAGGCCGGACCGTCTTTACGTCACTCTCACACGCCTTGGCAATCTGAGTGATCGTCATCTCGCCCACACCCAGCGCATCCTCAATATCACCCTTGGAGATGCTGGTGTCTTCTGTTTCCTCTATGAACTCGCCTTCCACCAGATCCACCGCCCACTCACTCGCAAGTTTCCTCAGTGCTTCGGCTCCAGGGCTCTTGGTGTCCTTGTTAGCCGCGTCCAGCGCACCATTGATAAGCATCAGCCTCTCAGCGCAGAACTGAACACCCAACTCATATTTCTTAGCCATAATCGGCCTCCATAGCGCACAAGCGCAATACAAAGGTACTCCCACCCATCCCATAAAGCAAGAGGCCCAACTCACAAGGCCACCGCTACGCGAATACCAGTGGACCTCTTTCGAGTCAGGCCAGAACCAAGTATCGCTTCCATCTCAGAACATTGCAACATCCTGACAAAGAACTTACAATGAGTGTAGCGGGATCTTCCCCTGCTAGAACCCAACCCACTCCATACCTGTTGCCGCTGATGCGGGGAAGACTTCAGGTGATGGGGTGGGCCTTTGGAGAATGCCATGAGAATATCAGCACAAGAGCAAGCGGCCATCCAACATGTGACCCAGGCTGGAGCATCCTTTGGGTTTGGGAACATGATCTCCCACCTTCAAACAGCTTGGGCAAAAAAGCTAATGGACGAATACGGTATGGACGAAAAGACGGCTCGCCTTTCCTCTTGGGGTGACGGGTACCCGTTCAAAATGCACGAGGACTTAAAGGACCACGGGTTTTGGGATGAGACCGGAGAGTCCTACCGCGCCGCGAAGGAGAAGCCATGATCCACTCAACCAAGGATTCAGGTCCGGAACAAAGAAGGCAACTTTATCTGAAGGCGATGTACGTCTTACAAGGCAAATACGGTCCATGCTGCTGGGAGAAGGGCTGGTTACTGTTACGAGGAGAAGGCAAGAAGATCCTCAAGAACCCAAACGCCTCTGACTCAGAGTGTGCAGACGCAATCATCATGAAGGGGCGCTAGCATGGCCCAGACCTTCCCTCTCCCCTACTTCCTGATCTACGTCGAAGAGATGCTATCAGACGAAGACTTCCGCCTCTGGACCGCTGCCCAACGCGGTATCTGGCTCACCCTCATTGCGAACTGCTGGCGAGAAGGCTCTATCCCCTCCAACGAGAAGATACTAGCCGCTTGGTGCAATATGGAACCCAAGGAGTTCACTAAGCAATTCATCGACGTTTCTACCAAATTTTCCATCGTTTCCGAGGATACACCCCGTCCACGTCTTGTCTCCCCTCGGCTTGAACATGAACGCGCCAAAGCCCTAGATCGTTTCAACTCAATGACTAAGCGTGGTCAAGCAGGTGCCCTAACCCGCTGGAAGAAGCAACAGAATCCCTGATCTAAGCATTGCTTGGATCGTGTTCCATCTATGCCCTCTTTTAAAGAGGAACCACTTTCTCCAACCTCTGACCCCACATCAACACTCCCCAACACTAAAGTCTCAAGTGCTTCGATATAAGTTCGTGAATATATATCTACTTGTTCCACCCCGCGGCAATCCTACGCAAAGGTACTCCCCGGCATGGCTATGGGGTCTACACGTGTCCCATACCATAAGCCGTGCGTTACCAGCGGCTAGCGTAATGGGGCCGTGCTTCGTGGCGTGGTGTACTAATAGATGATGCGACGAGGGCGCGTGAATGTATCCCCCGAGAGGGTTTCTTGGGACGCCCAAGTGTGGGACGTGATGACCGGGTTAGGCAAAGGTCTAGGTTCCAAGGTGACATTATGCGGGTGGAAACAAAGTAGACAGAGTGACTACTTTTTACACAGCTCTGCAACTGGTCTAGTGAATAGGCCCTCGCGTTCCTTTATCAGTGTACCAGTTGGGTCAACCGGCTTTGATGAGGGAATCAGGGGAAGGTTTAATTTACATACCTGGTGACGTGTTAAGCGGATGGTCGAGTCTAACCCATTCCCCGTTACGCTTGACCCACCTATTAGCGTCATCAATGCGCTGTTGTATCTCGTCATTGGTGGGAAGGCACTGGCAGGTTGGATGGTTGCAGAGCCAACATTTATGGTCGTCATGTCCCATGCTAAAAGTATAGGCCATCTATGTGACGTGACACGGCTTTTTTGTGACGTAAGGTAAGACTATCGCTTAGTGTAGATACAAGCAGATAGAAAGTGTTTCTGAGCGTAGTCCGTCACATTGCCTAAATATGGGATTGATATGATTAGGGTTAGGTTTGGCATGGACCTCGCTTCCTTTTGAATAAGCCACGTGGGCCACCTGGAAAGGATCTAGCTATGTCTCTATACCGTAAGGCCTTCCCTATCATCCCGGAATCGGTCTATGCCGCGCACTATGTCGCCGGGACTCTGCAATCCTTGTTCACGCCTTCGGCCTGGGCACGTAGGAAAGCCATCACCGACCGCGTGGAAGATGAAGAAATTCGCCTTGAAAACGAGATCGCCCGAACCGACTGGACGTACCAGTCTTAACCCATCCCATAGAAAGGGGAAACCATGAGCACAGCACTAAATACCCAGCCAATCACTCAAGTTGAGTTTGATGAACCTGACTTTGAGGTAGCCGAAAAGATGGCAAAGCGCCTTGGGTACACTCAGACCGCCTACACAACCTCAAGCGCCTTGTGGGGGCTGTTCTGCCTCAGGGATAGGGCTTCGCAGAAAACTGGCTGCATCATCAAGACTCAGGAGTTTGGCTTGATGTTTGTCCAGGACCGCGAGGACTTGAACCTAGTCTGACTCTTGACGCTAGGGGAGCATGACTCCCTTAGAGCCAGGAATCATCCTGGAGCATCTGAAAGGTAAATCATGAGCCTCAATCAACTCAACCTCCTCGACTTTGCTCTAGTCCTTGCCCTTGAGTCTGAGGGAATGGATTATGAGACTGCCTCTAACCTTGTTTCTCTTGCTTGGGAGAATTAGAGCCATGCTTGAAATCTCAATGTTTTTCAGCAAAACAGAGCGGAGATATATCCTGGCTATTGGGCATGGAGGCCCACGCTACGGGCAAACTGCGCTAATAACCTTCGTGAAAGAATACACAAACGAAGGGCTCCCGGAATTTGCTGAAGTCATGTTTTCTCTTGGGGGCTAAGCCATGAACACTCAAGCCCAGCAGCTAACCAACTGGAATTTTATAGGCGTGTCACGCGGAAGCGGGAAAACCTACGCGATATGGTATGAGCCAGCACTAAAGATTTACAATGTGACAGACTCCATTGATGTGGAACCTGCTACAGATGGTGGATACCCAAACCTAAAGGCCCTGCTGAAACTCAAGGGTGTGAAAATATGAACACTCAACCATGCCAGCAGCTTACCTTCCCTTGGTTCTCAGGGCCTCAAGAATTGGCTCCTGTAACCTCATCCATTAATCAACCACTCACAAGCCCTTGGGATCAGGACGATTTACCCCATCCAGACCGTATCGGGTTGAAGGTCTTGGCTGTGACGAGGATCAAATGATCTACTCCGGTCCACGCCATCGCGGAGCATGTGCCATAACTGAGCAGAAACAGGCCAAACGTCGCTTCTATCGCCCTGGGCTTAGGGTGAGTGCCAGAGAATACTACGAAGGGCTAAAAATAGCCTTCCAGCGCGACCAACAAGCCGAATTAGACGCCGAAGTGAACTTCATGGCCGATCCATCAGACTTGCGATGGTTGCGGCTCCAACATCAACTTTTATTCCCAAGGAGATAGTATGCGCCACGTTGAATACCTGAAGAATCTCGGAGCCTGTAGCGATGCTGTAGCATACGCTGAGACTCAACCAACCATGCAGGCCGCATGGGATAACTGTAAACGGCCCGATTGGATGCTCTGGCTGGTCCAGAAGGCCGAGGCTGAAACACAGATTCCAGACCTGCCCAAGATTCTCCAGCTCTATGCCTGCTGGTGTGTCCGCAATACACCATTGGCCGATGGCCGGAAAGTGTGGGATCTGTTGACGGACAAGCGAAGCCGGAATGCCGTGGAAGTATCTGAACGGTTCGCTAATGGTCAAGCCACTCAACAGGAGTTGGCTGCTGCTGGGGCTGCTGCTGGGGCTGCTGCTTGGGCTGCTGCTTGGGCTGCTGCTGGGGATGCTGCTGGGGCTGCTGCTTGGGCTGCTGCTTGGGCTGCTGCTTGGGATGCTGCTTGGGATGCTGCTTGGGCTGCTGCTCGGGCTGCTGCTTGGGATGCTGCTTGGGATGCTGCTTGGGCTGCTCAAGCCAACCAACTACGTCTAGTTATCCCTAAATTTACAATGGAGTAGATATGTTCATCTTTGCTTTACTTCTTCGTATCTTTGGAGGCCATCATGCCTAAAGGAGATAACGAGTCCTATTACGTCTGGACCAAGAACGGGCTTTACAGGGTTGGAAAGGCCGCCTATGAGGCCGAACGAACCAGGGCCATGCTTGAACCCTTACGGGGCTGGAATCCGTCAGCCAAAGACATTGATTGGCTCTCATCCTGTGGAGTGAAACCATGAGAATCTGGAAATATCCGCTTGAAGTTACCGACCTGCAAAGCGTTACCATGCCGCGAGACGCTGAGCTTTTGAGTATTCAAATGCAAGGCGATAAATGCAACCTTTGGGCCTTAGTGGATGAAACTAAACCACTTGTGGATGACTACACTATTGCCATCTATGGGACCGGGCACCAAATCCCCGATAACCCCGGTAAATACCTTTCCACCTTCCAGATGTACCACGGTGCTGCCGTATTTCACGCCTTCGAGGTTCAACCATGACAACCCCAGAGAATGACCGGCTAGACTACACTGCTCAGGACATTCAAGAGGCTATCGAGTGTGCTAGGGACTATGAAGCTCATCGGTTTGACCATGAAGAGGGGGAGCCAAACGACTGAACCAGCCAGCACCCAAAACAAAGCCGCCGAAGGGCGGCTCTTTTGTTGTTGGAATCCAGGGGCCGGGCTTGATACCGGCTACGGGTGATTCGATTCTGCGCTAGCCCTGGACCGACCTGCCGAGCACCATCTAGCGGTGGTTGCCGCGCCCCCATCGGCGCTGCCCTGGATTCTGTCAAACAACTGGAGCGGCTGGTTCCCCATCCGCACTACCAGTATAGGCTAATCCTGTTCAGGTTCAACCAATCTGACGCCCTTCATGGTTGCCACTGCATAGATATATTCCAGAAGCTCGGAAGCCTCGGCAGTGGTCAATGTCCTGGACGATCCAGCCAGCAAGATTACCGCATCACCCTCTGGGCTCAAGGCTAGGCGCTTAACTTCCTTCCGCATCGAAGCCACTAGCCAATGGCGAATATCGTCCGGGCTTAGGCTTACTGGCTCACCGTTTACCAGTACCTTCATGCCGGATTCTGATAACTGGCGGCAGTAAATGTTTATCAAGGCTCTCTGGTTAGGGGTCATGGGTCAACCTCAAGGGAACAAAATCTCCAGGACCGAATACCGGGATCACGGCTCCTGGGTAAATATCCAGGGCCACATAGCGAGGGTCCGTCACAACGTAACAACACCTAGAGTCTTTCGATTGCACTCCACAGTAGTAGCAGCGGCCCCTAGAGTCTAGTCTTGATCCAGCGCAGTTCTTACATGGTTTCATGGTGGCTCCTAGAACGGGGGAAACAACTGAAGGGCCTGCTTAGTCAAATCCAAGGCGGTCCCATCTTTAATATCTTCTGGTGTGAAGGTTAGGCAACACCAACCTCTAAGATTGGCTAGATTCCCCTTCTCGTAGTCTCGGAGTAGCCCGGTCCCGGTGTTGTGTCCCCCCTTTTGCCAAATGCTCCCATTTATCTCGATAGCGATTAAACACTCTGGGAAGCAAAAATCCCATCGGAGTTTACGCCGTGGAATTATTTCATATTCAGGGGTTGGCTTAGGTAGTCCGGCTTGCCTGACCTGAAGGGCGTAGGCATCCTGCCACTTGTTGCGTTTGGCTTTGGCTTGAGCCTTGGCTATTAGCTCTGCTGGCGGCACTTGTGGCATTTCCCATCCTTATCAAGCCAGATCATCGTCGCATTGGGGTAGAAGTCCAGATCCTCTTGAACCAGTGCTAGGCTCTGGGTCCAGTCTGTTGAGGTCTGTGATCTCCAGACTCTCTCTCCTTCAGGAGCGTGACAGTGGGTGCAGTGGGTCATGGTCGGTACCCCGGGCGATACCCTTGGCCGCATTCCATCCCGTCTTGGAACTTCTTCGTGCATTCATCGCGCCAGTCTTCCAGCGATAAAACGATGCACTCACCATCAATCTGCAACATGCCTGTCTCGTCTGCCGGGATCATTCTGATTATGTTGGGGTTCTTTAGGATTTCCTCTGCCAGTATTCGCGCTAGATCGTGCCGTTTCATCTCAATGGCTGCGCCCAGATCCTTCATCTCCCAGACGTTGTGTAGGCGGCAATGGACATTCAGAATCTTGTGAGGCTGGTTGTTGCTGTCGAAAACTTCCCATATGGTCATCTCATCCTCTTTAGTTTGTTGGGGGTTAGAAATCATCCACCGAATCAGGCGTGGGGCCAGGCGGTGGAGTGCTGCTCTTTTTGAACCTCTTAAAGAAGGCGATTCTCTCTTCAGAATGGGCATTAACTTCCTGTTCCCAGCAAGGATACTTCCCACAAGTGAGCCGTGCCGCATCAACTGTAAGCCTTTGGTGGACAGGTGGCCTGACCTGGAAGCCGTTGTAAGGCATTCTAAAGGAAATGAAGGTAGCTTGGCAGTGAGGGCAGATGTAGGGCTGATCCCGTGGGGTTCCAGTTGGGAGTAGTGAAGTCCCGATATCCATTACATCTCCAAAGATGCTTGCTGTTGACGTTTGACCCATTCCCAGCACTCTAACCAATGGCCACGATCCCCAAAGAACACTTCCACGGCTTGAACATGGCCTGCTTTTACGTTGGGGAAGTCGTGGTAGCGTTTGACCGCTAACTCAAGCTCTACCCATTCAATGCCCCACTTCTGCTTGATGGCGAGGCACCTTGAGAGGGCCTCTGGCTTGTGTCCTTTGTTCATTATCTTCCCGTCCCTTAGTCTGGTAGGCCATTTGGTCCAGACGTGCTTTGTGAAAAAGGCCAAGTCCTCCAGCGGCGGTTGCGACTTCTTGCGTTGAGCCGAAGGCGAAATAGGCAGGGGGTCAGGGGTCGGTGAAGAGGGAGTCAGTACAAGGGAGTCAGCCGGGCGACTTCCGTTATCTAACGTGTCTTTAACGTGTATCTCACAACTATCCCCGTTATCAAGGCTTACAAGATCGCTTGGCCGTTCCGTCTTGTGTGGATTTTGGTGGATAAGGAACTTGGTTACATGGATCAAGGGTGTACTATTTGAGCCAGTGAATCTTCGGATGAAGCCTAACGTGTGGAGTTCCGTTAGATAACCGTTAATGTCGATGCCTTCACGGTAGGGAAGAATCTCCACCTTGATTCTGGCTGGTCGGTCTTCAAGGTATCCCTCCCGGTCTGCTAGGCACCATAACCCAGCAAACAAAACGGTCAGGATGGGGTCACGCTGCCCCAATAGTTCGTTCTTGAATATGGCTGGCTTAAGGCTTCTCGCTCTAGCCATTGGGCAAGCCTTTACCCATTTCCTCAAACCTTCGTGCGGCCTTGCGGAACATTAGGGCTAGGTTGTGAGCCTCTTTCTGTGTTAGCGGGAAAAGCTCGATCCAGTTATCAGACCCTTGCCACTCGGTCCTAACTGTGACGCTTTTCTCTGCAAGGGTGATCTTAACCCCACCGCTTTCTAAGGTGTTGAAGACGAAATTGGGAATCCACTCGTTAGCCATGCGGCCTCCAGTGATGGCCCGTCCTACTATCCCCTGGCGAACCCCCATCTCACTGATGGGCAAGGGAAGTAGAACGGGTTGGGCTAAGAAAGGTTCACGGATTGGGGTTCACTCCATCCAGTCTCTAGTGTGTATCAGAGAGAGGGGGGAGTCAAGACCAAGTCTGGTGTTGTTCGGCAATGTGTTCGTTACCGTCATATTCTTCAATCTCGTATTGAATCCCGTCTGGAATCTCAACGATCTTCAGCTTGGCGCAGCTACCGTTGGCTTCGTCGCCTAGTTCCTCTACAACCTGAATAAGTAACGGGTTGGTTCTATCGCCGTCCATATCGTCTATATTGTGTTCCCTATAAATCTTGTTTTGGTTTTCATAATCATGCTCGTCAAATACATTTAATAGTTCACCTGGGTTGTGGATATCGAATGCAGTTGTAAAGATTTGGTTTGAATCTTCTGGTGCTGGCTCATACCAAGACTTTGTGGTGGTTCCGTTCCCGAAGCGATGAACAAAGAAATAGCACTTCCGGCCCTGTAATTCGGCCAGTCTTTTGAGGGCCTTGTTTGAAAGCCCGAATCCACCAAAGCAAACATTGATTACTACTCTCATTTTGTTCCATCCTCCAAGAGAGAGCCGGTGTAGCACGAATGGACAACTCCGTGTGAATGGAGTCGCCACTTGCCACCGACCTTGAACCAGTGCAAATCAAGCGCCCCGCAATATTTACAAGTTATCCCAAGCGGCTGCCTGTTCTTGTTGCGTTGATACCAATCCGGCTCACCTTCGGAAGTTCTGCCAAAGATTAAGTCATCATATGCTTCTGCTGCATGGTCAAAACAGTCGCTCATCGCGTTCCATCCTCAATTTGGAGAAGCCTGCACACTTCCCGAAACAACTCTATCTCTGTTCCATGTTTAGTGGTCCAGGTAAAGGGAGAGGCATGGTATCCATCTGGACTGGTGGCAAGGTGGTGTTCCGGGCAGAGCGGCAACACATGGAAATGGCTGGCCCGCTGTCCTAGACCCAAGTGTAAGCCTGTCAAAGGGTTGACCTTCATGTGGTGGATCTGTGGCTGTACCCATTCTTGTTTCTCAAAGAGGCAAACGCAGCATCCTAAAGCCGCAACACGGTCCATATGCGCCTTCTCACCAGCATTGATCGCCTTTCTATGGGTTCTCTTGATGGGGCCGCGACGCTGCATTAGCGGTTCTTCTCCAGCTTGGCTGCAATCTCAGGGTAGAACCGTCCGATTGCCTTGATGAGTTTCTTGCCGCCACGGACTCTACCACTCAATACTGCGTTGATGTAGGCTGGGTGGTATTCAATCTCTGCGGCCAACATCTCAATAATTTGAGCGGTGTCGTGGTCTGGGTCCATCATAAATTTTCTAAGGTCTGCCATCGTGTTCCTCCTACCTCTAATGTAGGCGCTTATCCGGACGGCGCAAATAAATTTTAGTTTCCTCTTGATTCGGGGTCTGGAGGGGTTACATTGGTGAGTGGGATGAATCCCATGGAGCCAAAAATGGCAAACCCCAAGGTAATTTCTATTGACGGCGTGGATTATGTTCGCGCTGCTGACGCTTCGCCTAAACTCGGCCCGGAGGTCATCATCCGCACCTATTCCGCCGGAGTCCATGTTGGCACCCTCAAGAGCCGGGAAGGCCGTGAAGTGGTGTTGCTCAACGCTCGTCGCATCTATTCGTGGCAAGGTGCCTTCACCCTGAATGCCATAGCCTTGAATGGCCTGGACCGCAAGAATAGCCGGATCAGCCTCCCGGTCCCTGAAATCACCCTACTCGAAGCGATTGAGGTTATCCTGGTCGCGGAGGCCGTGGACCTCACCACCACGGAAAAGAAATGACAACCCATTTTGATGGCTCTGGCGATGGCTATGGCTATGGCTCTGGCTCTGGCTCTGGCTCTGGCTATGGCTCTGGCTATGGCTGTGGCTCTGGCTGTGGCGATGGCTATGGCGATGGCTCTGGCTATGGCGATGGCTCTGGCTATGGCGATGGCTATGGCTCTGGCGATGGCTATGGCTCTGGCTATGGCTATGGCTCTGGCTATGGCTCTGGCTATGGCTATGGCTCTGGCTCTGGCTATGGCGATGGCTCTGGCGATGGCGATGGCTATGGCGATGGCGATGGCTCTGGCTCTGGCTGATTCCCCCCCCCTAGAACACTAACCACTCAAAGGAGAACCAGATGGGCGTGGTCAGGGTACTTGACTCAAGTTGGGATGAATACCCAACCCTTCTCGAAGCCTTCAGGTCTGCTGAGCGAATGGCTCGTACTTTTCATACATGGGTGAGTGTCTATGATTCACATGGTTTTGTTGCAACCATCTATCCGGAGGAGAAATGAACATCTCAAAGCAGCTTCAAACCCAACGAGAAATCGACGAGACGAACGAGAAGTTGCGCCAGGTACACTCCATGCTGAGCTATTACGCGGCAGAGAACAAAAGGAATGCCGTGGCTATCGAGGCCTATGAGATGCTGCGGCTCCAGACGCTTGAAGACTTGGCTGCTCTTGGCGAAATCTCAGGTAACTTCTCTTAGGGGATGACAATGGACGAGCTTCGCACTATTGACCGTGAAACAATGAGCGCGTTGGTCCTGACTGGTGACTTGACCCGGTTGACCAACCCTCAGAAGGCAGACTATTACATCTACCGCTGCCAGCAGGCAGAGCTTGACCCTGCCGCAAAACCATTCGACTACCTGACGTTGAACGGCAAGCAGATCCTCTACGCTAATGCGGCTTGCGCCCAGCAGTTGACAGCCAACCGGAAACTCAGCCACCAGATCACTAGCCGGGAGCTTACGGATGGAATCTACTGTGTGTTCTGCAAGGTCACTGGGCCGGATGGCCGTAGCACCGAGAATATGGGTGCTGTACCCATCGAGAACCTGAAGGGTGAGGCAAAGGCCAACGCAATGCTTAAGGCCACTACAAAGGCCATCAGACGCTCTGTATTGGCCCATTGCGGATTGGGGATGATGGATGAGTCTGAGGTTGAGACAATCCCCGGAGCCATCAAAGAGGTTGCCACGCTCCCCGCCCTTGGCGAACCAAACCGAGAAGAGTTAGAAGATATCGAATGGTCTGAGGATGATCTGGCGAATGTCAGGGTGATGCTGGACAAATTTTACGACCTTCTCTCTGTGTGTGGTATGCCGGAAACCGAAATGGATATGCGCTGCAAATACTACCTAGACATGAAGGACAAGGTTAAGGTGGAAGCGGTCTATAACCGGATCGCTACCGCAACCGCAGCAGCCGAGAAGAAGGCCAAAAAGAAGCTGGCAGAGGCAGAAGGATGACGCGCCTAGAAGAAGACCTCAAAACTCGCGGGACGGGACGGACCAGTCGGCAAATGCTGGGGGCACCAATGGGGGCAATATTTGTCTGGTGCAACGAACATGTAGCTCACGCAAAACTCATTGCGGCGAAGGTTGACCGCGCTGATCTTAAGGTTGTCGGCCCATCATGGCTAGATGATCGAAGGTGGCGCGGATTAAATCTAACTGGGGTTGTCGTGGATCACGCGGCGCACCTAACCAGCGAACAATATGAATCCCTGATTGATGCCATTACCAGAATCCGCCATGACACGCCCTGATTGGGGTTGGTCCTACCGCCCTATAGTCCCCCACGAACCAGAACGGCGCTGCCCCAAGCATGGTAAGTACATCGCAGCGCATCCAGATGACACATGCCCTCACTGCAAGAGACAGGAGAAAGAAGATGAACATGAACGCCCGCCAACCGCTTGAGAAATACACTGAATACAAACAGCGGCAACAGCGAGAACGGGATGCCGCCAAAATCCCGACGATTCGCGTCATCAAAGACGGGAATATTCGTATTGTCGGAGATACGCGGTATATCGTTTCCACCAAGGGGCCATGGGTCAGGCTCGTACCCCCGCCATTCTCCGAGGAGTAGCCATGACACCCCGCCTAACCTCTGAAGACTGCCGAGCAGCTCATGAAGAGCGCGAAGCCGAGAACCTGTTGCAGTTGCGTCAGAACCGCTTTTATTGTCTCGAGCTGAACCGTAGGGAGTTGGAAGCCCAGGAGGGCCGGGAACATGACTAAGATCTGCCAGCGATGCGCTCAACAAAAGTCCGGTATCCATACCTGCACCCCATCCGATCTGATCCGGTCCAAGGATGCGGAGATAGAGCGACTGACGCAGTTCTCAGCCGCTTGCATCGCTAAAGGTGGGGAGCAGATTGCCGATATAGAGGCGCTCCGGGCGAAGGTGGGGGAGCTGGAACGCTTGGCGGAATTGAGGGGGAAAGTGGTGAGCCGCGATGCACTCGATATCGCCATGGGGCGCATCACAGATCTGGAAGCCGACCTCCCGTCCAGCCGGGCTTCTGAGGCGATGGTGGTGGAGCAGTTGGGTCGTGCGCTTCGCCACTACGGGGACCATACCGGAGAATGCCTCATGTCCGATCTGGCTGGGTGTATTTGTGGCTATTCAGCAAACCTGGCTATTTCTGCCGCTGATGAACTCGCAGCCCATGACCGCGAAGTACTGGAGGCCGCGTGGGGGAGAGTAAACAATCTACGCAATCTTGGACTAGAAGGGCTTGGTATGCCCGCAGGGCAACTATCCACCATCAAAGCCGCCATCATGGGCGAGAAGGGAGGGGAATGAAATATCGGGTTGAATGGACAGAAACCACTCGCCTTTGGATGTTGGTCGAAGCCGACTCCACGGAGGAAGCCATCGCAAAAGCCAAGGGCGGAAGAGAGCGGGATTGTTTATTTATCGACTCTGAACCCGGCAAGCGCCATGAAAAATCATTCAGATGCAAACCAGCAGTAGCACCTACAGAGGAGCGATGATGGACGAACAACGGATTCTGAGGCTTGATCCAAGATTCTTGGATACCGTTTCGCCTGAAGTTCTAGCATGGGATGGCAAGTTGGTGACGGTGGAATCGTGGCATGAGCTTTACCCAACAACCAGCACCGCCAAGTTGTTCCCCGAAGAAACAACGGTCGGGTTTGTCCGTGAATTCATGCGTGACATTCCCAAGTGTGAACTGAAATTTCAGTAACGCGGTATCCGTAGAGGAGTACACCACCATGGGGAACACTTTCACCATAAAGGTTTGGACACGCTCAACCCCAACTAGCCCATACGGCTATGAGGAATTTTGGGCAGGGGAGGACGCACTCGAAGCCTTGCAAGAGATGCTTAAAGCAAGAGCCCAAGGGTATGGGTGCATCGCATTTGAATGGCGCAAGTAGCGCCTAGCCACGGAGTAGACATGCTGACGATCACAGACGAGGTTTATGGAAAGGCGGTCGCCCTTGCCAGAGTTGAAGGCGCGATCAGCGTCTCCTTTCTGCAACGAAAACTCAACCTAGGCTGGGGCAAAGCCAAGGCGCTATTGGACACCCTTGAAGAACGTGGGATTGTCGGTCCTGATCGTGGGCCAGGCTTGCCGCGTTTAGTTATTGCAGCCCAAGCCCAATCGGAGTTCCAGCCATGAGCAACAAGCAAACATGGGTCATTAAAGTAGGCGGCGGGTACGGCGAGTTCCTGTTCACGGGAACCGCAACCGAAGCCGAAGAGATGCGGGCTCACAAAGCACGGAGTAGACATGACACAATTTTTGTATACCTTCGCATTTGGATTTTGTTGTTACTGGATTATCCGGTTTGCGATCAGAGCAGAGCTTAGACGCCATTCCGTGAAGGAAAAGGAAGTGGAACTGCGCGATTGGAGACGCAATGGGGAATCGAACCCTGATGGCACTAGCGCCACGGAGGAGACATGCTAACGAGACATCTGCTACATGCCGGGCGCCCAAACGAGAAATTCATTCTTGAAACCGACATCCCTAAATCAATCAAAGAGTGCCTGGATGACCCAGGGAAGTTTCAAGAATTGGAACAGGTTGCCGAAGTCTTGGCCGGGAAACTGGAGTGGCACGATGCTGAACTGAACCAGCTCCTAAAATGGTTCGACGCAGCATACGATCCTGGTCCGGAACCCTTGAACCTCTCAGATTACAAACTTGCCAAGACTATTTATGAGCGTCTTGGCTGGAGAGTACCCGATTGGATCTCTGAATACCTCATAGCACAAGGAGAGAAGCAGCCATGAGCGAACAGAGCGAAAGACTACGCAACGCGGCGGTGATCCTGGCGGGGTTAGTTGCCAATCCAAACATCGACCTAGGCTACGAGGAGTACGCTGCTCAAGCGTGGAAGCACTTAGCCACTCTCGAATCCGCCTCCCCCCCAGCGGCCGTAGAGCCGAAGTTATCACCGCATCTCGTGTTTAAGGGTAAGACAGACCCTAACACTGGGTTCCTTGGGACAACATCATGGAAAGAGCAGCAAAGCTGTTCCGTGTTGTTTGAGTTTGTTCCACCCGAACCATCCGGAAATCCCGGAGAGTTGAGGCCATCGGTACGGCCTGAGCCGACAGATAGGGAATGGGAGGAAGCGGAGAGTAATAATTTGGACAAACTCTATAACGTTCAACGCTTTCAATATTGCATGGCAGTTTCAGCCGAAGCATACCGCCTAGCCGCCGAACGGGAGGCGAAGCCATGAGACACGTCGCGCTGGCCCTGCTTCTATCTACCACTCTCCAGGCCCAGAAGCCCACAGCCTTCTCTAAGCCCTGGAACTTCTCAGACACCGGAGGATGGTCAGCCGGTGACTCGATCCGGGCCGGGGCTGTCATCGCCCTGTTTTCCAATCTCTACTGCGATCAGGTAGGGGCCAAGTGGTACTGGAGGATCATCATCCCGTTCGTCGTCAGTGAGCTATACGAAGTCAGCCGATGGGCTGATGGTCAACAACCTCTTGCCCTGAATGGAGTTTGGGCAGCGGCAGGAGCCGCAGGGGTTACATTTGTGTATAAGGTGCGTTTCTAACCATAGGAGAAAGCATGAATTATTTGTGGATCGTTGAGGTTCATATTAGCAAGGGGTATTGGTCCCCAGTTGGGAGTTTCACAACCAACCGCTACACGGCCAGAATTGACCGTGGTATCTACCAAAGACATAATCCAGATGCTCATTATCGAATAAGGAAGTACATTCGGGACGAGGCCAGCCGTGGCTAAGCGGTTGAGGGATGTGGTATTGGAAGTAGGGGCTATAATTCTTATCGGGCTATGGATTTGGGTGCTGTTCGCGGTTCCTATTGCCCTTCTTCACTTCATCATCAAGTTCTGGTAGGGGGAACCATGAGATTCTTTATGACAGATCGGCAGATGATGGACTACGCCGAAGCGTACCGGAAGCGGAATGACGCTTGGGAGGAGTCCCACGCCAGATTAGAATTGATCCGAAAGGTCCAGGAATTACGTGACATTATCGGAGTAGCCAGGTTGGCAGAACGGATTATGTTTAGTCGTGGTTTCGATGCCTCTTCGGCTGTTGAAGAAGCTAAATTGTACCATGACAAGATCGCAGAATTGGTGCCCCGATGAAAGCCTTTGGAGTGATCCTAATCGTGGCTCTACTCTTCTGGGCAGTCTTTGAGATTGTTCATCCACCTGATCCCGATGAACCGGAGGACTGGTGATGATTAACGAAGCTGTGTTCTTCAAAACCAAACGTCGCGGTCAAATAGCGATATGGGTCGAGATACCCGGCCCGGATGGGATACCTCCACATAATATTTGGGACATACCAGAAGAACAATTGAACGATGACATATTTAACGCGATAATTTACGCATTCAAACGCGGTAATGAGTTCTCTTCAATTATTCTCCGAGGCACCAATACTTATATCTCGGTCCCAAATGAACCCTGGGAAACTAGAGAGATCAAACCGTGATTGCCCGTAGACTATTGGCCTCAACGCTTTATATTGTAATGTTGGTGATTGTTTTCTGGCTAGCTGTATCTTTTGGAGAATGGTGTGGACAAATTCCATAAGGCCCTTGAGTATGCGCTTGCCAACGAGGGTGGGTACTCTAACGATCCGCTCGACCATGGCGGGGCCACGATGTACGGCATCACTCAGAAGACTCTGGACTCTTTTAGACTTCTTGGTGTTGGGTCTGCCTTCCCCCTCGACGTGAAATATCTCACGAAAGACCAAGCCGGGATCATCTACAAGGCGAAGTATTGGTTCTTTGAGCCAATCAAGGACGAGCGGACAGCCATCAAGCTTTTTGACATGGCCGTGAATCTCGGCCCAACCAAGGCTATCAAGCTAGCTCAAGTCTCAGCCAATGCCGTTCTACCCTCTCTTGCGCTTGAGGTTGACGGCAAGCTTGGGCCTGCCACCATCGCTGGAATCAACAGTATCCCGCCGTCTATGTTCCTAGAAGACTTGGTGGAGGAATTAAAGAACTTCTATGTAAGCCTTAACCAGCCTCGTTTCCTGTTGGGCTGGCTTAAAAGGGCGGCGCGGCTTCCTTCGGAGTGACAATGCTGCAATTCCCAGTTGGTGAATACCCGTTTATAGTCCTTCACCCGGAGGTGCTCTACTCCTTGCGGAACAACGCATACTACCGGGAGGTCGTCACCCTTTGGCCCATCGAAGAGCCTATCCCCAAGGATCTTGTTGGTTGGATAAACAAGACAACCGATGGCAGGAATGATCCGCTTGTGTTCGTATTCACCCGCTCGGAGTAACCGTGAACATTCTAAAGCTCCTAGACGAAGCCGCAAGAGATGACCAAACCAAGTACGGGTCTAGCACCCGCGTTGCCCTGCTCACTGCTACGGCCTTCCTGACCATTGGACTTCTCTATGCTGAAACCATGTTTGCCATTGGCCTAGCCTACGGACTTCAAGGGGTAGAGGGATGGGTAACGATCATCAATCACCTTGCGGTGTGCCTCGCTACGGTCTTGACTGGGTACGCCACTAAACTCATTGCCTGCGCTATCAAGGGCAATCCTCCACCGGAGGCCAATCAATGACGCGCAAAGACAAGCTAAAGGCTCTTATGGCACTGGATATGACAACTTTCGTTCATGCCTGCAACCAACTCCTCCCACTTCAAGACGAAAAGGAAGACAACCCTGAACGATGGAAACCAATGGCAGCACGATTTGTCGTTGAGGCCCCACTAGAAGCGTGGAGCGAAGACTGGATAGACCCATTTGAAGGGAATGAGGGGATTTACCACTATAACGACCCTCGCGGAGTGAAGAGGACTAGGGCGGCATTGGCAAATATGGTTGAACGCCCTGGGCCGTGGAACGCCACAAGGGTAATCAACATTGGGCTTGCTGTAGCGTCGAGGGCCAGCCTAATAGAAGGCAGCGCATACCTGGACAAAATCATCAAAGAGGAGCAACCATGAAACTATCTAACTTCACTCAATACGTCACACCAGTTAACGCGGCCTTTCTATTGGGTGGCACTGCAATCATCTTGTTGGGGCTTACCTGTGCTCAAGACTCGTGCGGCAAACGCCACGAAACCGCAGCCCTCGTCGCAGGTACTCAAGCCGATGTTCACGCCGGGGCACTGGCTGATTTGAAACAGCAACTAGCCGGAAAGGAAGCTGAAATTGCATCTGTCAAGGAAACGGCCCTCAGCTACAAAAAGAAATATGAAGTTGCGAAGGCGAAGATCCCTCTCACTCCCCTTCCGGCTCCTGTTGGAGAAACCGCGCTTGCTAAAACTCTTGTGGAGATTGGGCTGGGTGATGGTACACAGGTGCAGATCGGAGTTCCCTCAACTCTGAATACAACCGATGCAACCTTCGTCTTTGGCCTCGATCAGCAGGCCAAACGAGCCGTCCAGCTTGAGGCTGCGCTGTCAGCCTGCGATGGTGCCCTGAAGGCATCAGAAGCCGTGCAGAAGGCCCAGGAAGAGGGCTTGAAGCTATCTGGTGACGCGCTACGTCAAAGCCAAGCCGAAGCACAGGCACGAGCCATCCAGGCCCAGGAGTTGGGGAAAGCCTTGAAGGTGGAGAAGCAGAACCGCTGGCAAAAATACATGTGGGGAGCCGCCGGGGTTGCCGCCACCCTGTTAATCAAAAAGTAGTGGGTGCGCTATGGCAAAACACAAAGACTTCGACGATATGTGGACACCGGAGCCAAATTCCGGGTGCTGGCTGTGGCTTGGGTTTATAACCAAGAATGGGTATGGGCAATATTCTATGCGTGGTGGTTTACGCCAGTTGGCGCATAGGGTGTCTTACCATATATACAAAGGCGAAGTGCCAGAGGGCACAGAACTGGACCACTTGTGCCGTAACCGTGCCTGTGTCAACCCAGCCCACCTTGAGGCCGTAACGCACAGGGAAAACGTTTTAAGGGGGGTCAGTGTACCTGCTAAAAACGCAAAACGTATATTTTGTAAAAGTGGGCACGAACTAACTGGAGATAATGTGTATATGCGGAAAGACAGGAAACCGGGCCGCGAGTGTCTTGCTTGTAGAAACGAGAGGCGATTGTTGTATGTTGCCATGAAAAACAACAGTTCATTTTTAGCGGAGTGTGAAGAATGAGGAGCGTGAAGAATAAACGCAAGGGTTTCATTGTTTACCCAATCGCTGCTGCTGCGCTTACGGCATGGGTAGTAAAGAAATGAAAACCTATTCAGAGTGGAGAGACGATAATAATCTTGCGCCTCTTGATGGTGGGAACCCTTGGACATGGACTTTCAAAGAATGTTGCGAACACATGGCTTATGTGATGGCTACTGGTGGCCCCAATTGGGTAGTAGACAAGGAAGGGGTTAAGAAATGACAGCATGTACCGCGCTATGGTCCCCATACTTCGACAACAACCGTGAATGGAGAATGCTCAACTGGTGCGAGTCTGGGGTAAAGTTCTTGGGTCTAAAGGACAAGATGTTTGATCCTTACACGCTTGCGAAGGATTTAGAACTAGAGGCAGAGATTGAACTTATCGCCCCAGGATACAGTTTCTTTGACGAGAAGCTATATCAAAATGCTTTAGCCTGGGCCTACGAAAGATCATTCCAAGATGGCTTACGGAAGATCCAAAATGGGGAGATCCAAATATGACCAAGGTATGTAACCGCTGCGGAGCAGCCAATAGAACCCTTGTCTGTTACCGCAAGGACGGTTCTAACATGTGGGCGCTGGATCTGGATCTATTCACAGAACAGCCCAAGACCTGGGGAGCGCCATCCTTGGTTCTTCTTGGGACAGGCGGGATCTGCCAGCATTGTCTAACTGCTAGGGTGGCAGATGAAACCAAAGCTAATTAGTGACCAAGAGAAGCGTTGTATTTATGCCTGTCTGTTGCGCGGGAAGGGGAAGACTTACCGTGAAATAGGGTTGCTTGTTCCGGGTCAGGCGTCCAAGGGGTATGCGCCTTCACTGTGTGAACGGGGGAAGCGTTATCTAGCAAGAGAGTTGGGCAAGGGGAGGGATATTTATGATCTAGGTATTGATTTTGATGATGACATGAACCCGCTCCCGTTAAAACTATCAAAACCGTGGACATACGGTGATAGATGCCGCAAGGCTTGGGCTAGAATCAGAGAAGAGAGGGAGGCTCGGCCAATATTCCTTGGGCCGGGATACCCTGACATCACATTCGCCGATTTATACCCCGACATAGACCCAGCGACAGAAGAACAAATGGCTTGGCTTTCCACACTCAATCTTCAATATGCTCGCAAATATACTTGGGATATCTTCTAGGCCTGAGTCCCATCCGCCTTCTTGACTACGCCCGGAGGGTTGTAAACCGGAGCCGGTGGAACAACTGGGATCGTAATAGCGGGAGCTTGCAGGTCCTGCCCAGTAAATCCTGTAATCGGCGGGGTGACAACACTAAAGTCACCTGTCTTTGTGTAAATCCTATTGATTCCAGCCAGAGCTATCAATTCCACTTTATCCATAAGCTCTGAAGCGGTCATTTTCTCTGCATGGTATTCATTATTAGATAGAATACCATGCAGAGAATGAGTGAACAGTTCGGCGTACCTGTCATTCAGGTTGGCTTGTTGGACGGCTGCCATGTTACTTCAGGGCGTTGATGCCAGCAGCGGCCCAGGCCACCGTGCCAATGGCGACACCTGCGCTCTTGACGAAGCGGAAGGCTTCCCAAGGGCCGAAGGTGACTTGGTACTCTCCGGTCGCCAGCGTGGTAGAGGCAGCCTGCCCAGTGGATACAGTGATAGGGACAACGTCTTCCCACACCGTTCCGTTCCGGGTTCCCTGGAGTTTGATTGTCTCGCCACCCGTAGCCATGACATGGAACTTAACGGGATACATGGCAGGGGTGATGAGGTTCCGCACGTCAGCAGGAGCCGCAGCGGTACGCCAGTTGGACGTATCAGCAGCAGCACCGCCCACAGCGGTTCCGGTCCCAGTCAGAAGACCTGTAACCATAGTGACTGGAGGATAGTAGTTCAAGGTCATGGCAAGCTCCTAAGTGGCGGCTACATAAATTACAGTGACAACCCAGTAGCAAGCAGCACCGGGGGCCGGACAGACAATCGTGGTATCTGTGTTCAGGACCGAAGACTTCAACGGAGAAGGCATGGAGATAGAAACATCCGTGTTCGTCCCACCAGCCGCGATGGCATTCCCCACATTCCACTGAAGAGTTCCAGGTAGATTGGTTGTGGTGATGTTCAGAAGGGCGGTTCCAGCTACAGCCGCAGTCGCTACCCTCTGAATCAGGATGTTGGAGATGTAGTGATACTTCGCAGCAACAGCCGGGAGGGTGACCGTCAAGGCCCCGTTAGCAGCGCCGGTATTGGACACTACCAGGGGAACCGGAGACAGGCTAGAAGGCCATGCGGTGAGGGCTACGGAGACATTCCCGCTGGCATCCAGCGGGATCATCGCCTTTGTCCCTGGCCCGTCAGGGTGTATGCAAGTATTGATAGATGAACTGGACATGGTTTTCTCCTACAAGAACAAGGATAACTGGAAAGCGTGGGGTTGCAAGGTTACTGTAAGGTTTGGTCATCACCCTTCAGGAAGTCTATCGCCTGTTGACGTGGGGCCGGGTTATTGTCTTCAGCAGCAACAACCCCGCCTCCCTGGGACGCCTTTTGCACTATAGCGTCATACAGCCTTTTGTATTGTGGTGACTTCGGGTTGTACTGGCTGATTTCAAGGAGCATCCTTTGTCCCCTTGGGGTTAGGTAGAACTGTGAAATTTTCTCAGCGGCTAAATCCGTCATGTGTAAACCACGGACAGACTTCGCTTTGCCAAGCAACCCACCGGCACCAGCACCCAAAACCGCACCAACTGGACCGCCCATGAAATATCCCGGAACCGACCCAGCCAAGGCACCCCCGACTGATCCAGACTTCTTGATGGATGTTTCCATGACCATCTGAAGACCCTTGAGCCGTTGGAGATCAAGCCCGTCAAACAATACCCCGGCTTCCTTTTGACTCTTTTTAAGTGCCTGGACCATCTGCTGCGGGGAAACTACGCCGTTGGCATCAGAACCCTTCTCAATAGCTCGCTTCACAATCTGGATCTTCAAGGCTTCTTGCCCTGCCTCAGAAAGGGACGCCTTAATGAGTTTGGCCCGGTCTGCGCTATCCCCCGCTGTAAGGGTGTCGATGATCTTGTCTGTCTCTTGCGTGTCCAAGATTCGGTCTGTCGGCCTGTAGTCCTTCCATTTTCGGATGTGTTTGGAGTAGTTCTCGTTGGCGTATTCCAGCAAGGGGACAAGGTTGGGTTTCTGCTCCTTTACCGCTTTCAGAAGGTCATCCTTCATGGCTTGCACTACCATTTCGGCTTCTTTCACACCTGACTTCCCAGTGTTGGACGCCTCGTAGATTTTCCTAACCCTCCCGGCAAGGTCTGACACGGCTTCAGCCGCATCTTCATAACTATGCCCACCCCTGGCAAAGTTATTGCGGATTTCCATTAACTCGTCCACTACGGCTTGGCTTGCCGGGACAAGTTTCTTGCCCAGTTTGCCGATCTGCGCGTCTAAGGCTTTCACTGCTTCTGGCATATCAACGACGATGTTACCAGCAGCGGTTTTAATCGCTTCGTATGGTGCGTCCTTGACTAGCTTATCCCGGAGGAATTGTACCTTCATCCCGAATTGCGCTTGTTTCCCAACATCATCACCTATATCCGCCATCTCCTTTAGGAGTCTCTCGGCTTCCGAGGCCCTGGCCCCTCCATTAGCGGCAATCGTTTGGAGTTCTCTGGCTTCCATTGCCACCTTGGATTGGAGGGAGCCTTGAAGATCACTCAGGATGGCGCTTGGGTTGACGTCAGGTGTCCCCTTGCCAACCGGGGTCTTAACGTGACCGCCGAGCAACCGGGAAGCCCCGGAGAGCGCACCACCCAACAAAACCCCTGCTCCTGCCCCTTCAGCCGTGTCTTCGGCTTTCTGGCCCCAATATCCCTGCTTTGAGGTATCGGTTACAGGAGAAGCAAGCCCAGTCATAGCGCCTGTGGCTACTCCCTGCCGCATCCCACCCTTGACAAGTTGGGCAAAGGTCTTCGCTTTCCCGGCTGCGCCAACGGGTCCGGGAAGTGGAAGGAGCATATTCCCTACACCGCGCAACGGATCGCCGCCCATTACCATCTCGCTCTTGGTCTGATCGCTCTGGTTCTCTTTGATGAGGTTCTCGCGGATCTTCATTGCGGCATTAGCTACCTTGCCCTGGCCTGTCACGTTGGCGAACAACTGCGCTGCGCCTAGCGGAAGGTCCATCAACCCGGTAGCCTCGCGCCCCATCCGGGTATCCGAGGCATCACCGAGGAACGATCCTTTGCCAAGTTTGGATAGCAGCCAAGCAGACCCACGGGTATTCCCGAGTCCTTTAATTTCTTCAGGGCTTAGGCCATGCTCAGCAAGCGCTTCATCGTCTGTTTTATCAAAACCAGTATCTCTCTCGTCAACCGGGGTTGGGTATCGTTTTGGGGCCTTCCATTTAGGCTTGGGTGCATCACCCCATTGCGGGGTTTCAATGTCCTTGTTGCCCCAATCTGGCGACACCTTAGCCGTTTTTGGGACAGAATAAGTATATTCATCGTCCTCATGGGTCGGCTTTGGCGGGGAATAGGTGTATTCATCGTCTTGAGACAACATCACTCCCACCTCTCGCCATTCCATGTTTCCGATACCCCTGTTTTCTTGCTAGTCCTGACTGTTCCGGGAGGGGGGCCGGATGGTTGGGGCGTAGCGGGTTGCCCTGCGCTTGGCCTTCCGCCAACATCAGCCGCAAGCCGCTCTCGCTTGCTTTTAGCCCAACCACTAAGCCGAAGCAGTTCTTTCTTCAGAGACGCCTCATCTTGTGTGAGGGACAATGCGGCCATGCTGTTTTCGATAGCCTCTTGTTCTGGCAGGGACAGAGAGCCGAAGCCGGATGCCCCGGTCTTGGTCGCCATCTTCATTGTTGTAAGCACGTTGATAAGAATCCTGGCCTTTATTTCTTTGAACTTAGCCCTAGCCTCTGATCTATCCCCGCTGGTCCAGTCCATGGCCTCGGTTCGACCCTCTATCTGCCCTGTAACACCGGATAATCCAGGATGTGTTGCCAATCGCTTGGTTTCTTTCTCTAGCTCTGCCAAACCACTGTCAACATCCATGTATGCGTTGGCTTTAACCCTGGAATCTTCCGCCTTCTTGTCTTCGTATTTCTCTCTCGCTAACTGCTGAGGGGCCGTAAGACCACCACCACTTGCTGGCCGAAGCGAAGCCGCGAAGGAAAGGAGGTCTTTCTTGTCGGACAGCTTGTTTGTCCTATCTAGTGCCGCTGCTGCTATTTTGTCCTCACCCGCCTGTTTCTTAGCCGCCCACTCTTCCCCTGGTTCGTAGGTCATCTCGTTTTTAAACTCTGGAACCGGGAATTCATCGTTGCCTGGGCCTACGTTGTCTCCCGTCTGCTGCATAGTCCCCCAGTCCTCCGGGTTCCCGCCAAACATCTTGATAATCGCCGTAGTTCGTTTAGGATCGCCGGAACCCTTGCGGAGAATCTCAGCTAGCTTCGCGTTACCTTCGGCCTTTGCCCTCTCTCTTTGAATCTCAGCGTTGGCAACCCGTTCCTGGGCCGCGAGTCCACGGTCCTCATGCTGCCATTCCATGTTCTGAGTCTGTCTTGCCTCTTCAGCATTGAACTTGTCTCTCTGAAATTGGTCTTGGGCCGCTTGGCGCTCCAGGGCAGCACGGCGCATTTCTTCTGCCTGCTGACGCTCTTTCTCCTGCAAATAGGCCTGCTGGAACATCGCAGAGATACTAGCCGGGGTCTGAGCGGCTTGGTTCATGCCCTGCTGCTGGGTCTGTTGTAGGCCATGAAGTTCAGAGGAATACTGATCGGCTACATGAGCCCATGGATTCCCGCCTCCACCCATTTGATATTGAGGAAACATCGTCAACCCCACTTGATCTGCCCCGGATCGCTGTTTGCGGTCGGAGGCTTGAAGTTCGGATCATAAGCAAAACTGTCTGGGCTTGTGCGGTTGTATTGAGTCTGCTGCCCACCATAGTACGAGCCAATCCCGGAGGCCAACCCACCAAGGGCACTTCCCCATGCGCTCTGGTTTGCGTTCCTTTGAGCCGCCTGATTCTGAGCGTTGCCCATCTGCCAAGCCTGCCCCATCTGGAACTGGCCTAGATCGCGCTGGGTATTCTGATTGGCAAGGTTACTTGTGTACTGCATCCCCTGCCCTACGCCCTGAAGATTGGCATTGTTCTGAGCCATGGTGTTCCCGAAGGTCTGTTGCCGCTGCTGGTTCAAGAGATTGAACATGTCCATGTTCCGGCCATAGAGTGCTTGGTTCTCGTCACGGCCCATCCCGTAATCCTGAACATCCCAAGCCCGGTTCTCAGACCGCATCCCATTAGCCTGCTGAAGCGCAGACAGGGCTTGGTTGTACCAGTTATTCCCCATGGTATTAGCCAGATCCTGCCTCTGTAAACCCTGGTTGAATCCAGTGTTGGCAGCATTGAACATGAAGTTCAACCCGCCCATCTTGGTAGCATTGTTCCCGGCGATCCCAGCGTTGTTAGCGCCAAAGGCTTGAGCGTCCATCCCAAACTGGTTCTGTCGGACGTCATTTACATAGTCCGCTGCTCGGAGGGTATTCTGGTTGTGCTGGTTCCCGAGATTCAAGGAGTCCTGAGCGTGAGCTAGTTCTCCCACCGCCCCGCCGAGCATTCCCCTACGGGCGTTCTGTGCATCCCTAAGAAGGCCCTGGTTCCTGAAGTCTGCGTCACTGGCAAAGTTCAAGGTCTGTGCAAGCGCACCGCCGCCAAGTTCCGAGAGTTGCCCCGGAGCGAGGTTGGTCTTCAACTGCCCCAGGTTATCAATCTGCCGTTGGTAGTCAGCGTTTGCCGTAGCGGTTCCGCCAGCGGTCCCCATGGTGCCTAGAGTGCGGTTCAACTCGTCGTTAGGGTCAGCGTTAGCCATCCCCATCTTCTTGGCTAGAAGATCGCCCCAGGCCTCTTGGTTGGGATTCGTGTTATTACCCTTGCCCTGCCACGTTCCACCAATGTCTTTCGTGAAGGGAATCAGGGGGTTCCCGGCCAGAGAATTACCGCCAAGCCGAGTCTTGGCTTGGTTCAGGTAGTTCAATTTGTTCTGCAAATCTTGGATCGCTACGTTGCGAGTATCGGTGTTCCCAACATTGGTCTTCTGATCGTTCTGGTATTTCTGGACCTTCTGATCAATCCCAGCATTATCCCGCCATGCCTTGAACCAGTTCATGAACCCGTCGCCTTTGCCGAAGGTCCCGTGCTGGTCCTTGGTGGCTTCGTGGAACATGGCTACCAGGGTTGGGTTCTGGATCAGCGCGTTACGATCACTGAAATCAATCAGATTGCCCTGGCTGTCGGTAAGAGCCTTCGCCACGTTAGGGCCTAGGGCTTCAGAAAGGCTTTGTTGCGCTCCTACACCACCGGCCCCGCCCGTATTCTGGCCCTGAAGTCTCTGCATCTGCTGCTGGAGTTGCTGGATCTGATAGTCCATGTCCGACATGGCGCGGCTATTCCCTTGCCCGCCAGTCATGAACTGATCGTACATGCTGTTTGTGTCTAGCTGTTGGCCGAAGGCATAAGGGTCAAAGTTGTTCTGCGTGTAGTTGAATGCCCCAGTATAAGGGTCCATGTACCCACCACCATAAGGCGTGTTCACACTCCCTGGTGTTTGGGCATAAGGTAGTTGCCCCGGCTGAGGGGTTTCCGGCTGGTTCTGGCTGTTGAGATACGAAGACCCAAGCGTGGCGGCTGCGCCAATTCCGGCAACCCATAATGAAGTCATAGCAGCCCCTCAATCGTCCCGATGCTACCGGGAGCCTTATCAAACTTGTGGACAGTTGTTAGGGATTCTAGGAGTTTGTCCGTGTCCCGCTCATTGGTAGGGTTTGGATGAACCGTTGTGAAGACCACATCCTCAAGCATGAACATGACGCGTTGCGTCCCTGGTTCGGTAATAAAGAAGGCCGGGGCTTCCACGATCTTCCAGCCCTCCTCGGTGGCAATAACGGCTTTGCCCTGGATCATGCTTGATATGTTCTGGACCTTCCATGTTTCCGTGACGATATAGACGCCCTTTTTTGCAGACCACTTCCGCCCATACAACCCTTCACAGAAAATGTGATCTAGATGCGCCTCGGCCTGCGGGAGTTGCTCCATCGCGTGACCCAGGTCATCAATCGCAGCCCGGATAGCGATCCTATTGGGCTCCTTGTCCATCAAAGATGACAGCTTCTTTAAGCAGACCTTCACTTCGTCTTCGGGGGTTGCAACCCCGGCGGCGTAGATTTCGGTTACTTGGAAGTCAGGCATTTTGTCACCCTACTGTAAGGTTACTCTAAACGGTAGCAATCTCAACGGTATCCACTGTTTCTGGAAGCGGGTCAGACGGGATCAACCCATAGATCAGAATTGCCTCTGGCTTGGAACCCAAACGAACTAGGTTCCTTACCCCCATCTTCCGCCGTGTTTCCTCCACAAAACCCAAACTGCGTAGGATTCGCTGCATATTTACTCTGGAAATGGGGACCATGCTCTGTACCCTGCGGAATCCAGCATGGTCAAACCAGATAGCCCGAAGGGCTGTTGCAAGGGCTCTTAGTTCGTCCTTGCGCTTGCCAATCGCCTTGTCTTCTGGAATCACCATCAGGTCTAGTACCTCCGGCTGGGTGTTGAGGCTTTCAACCACCAAGGCTAATGGAGCATCATCGTGGATCACCCGGAAGATGGAATTAGCGCAGATCGCCGGAATCACCATCGGATCATGCAACATCGGCTCGGTTAAAAGCTGATGCTGCTTCAGGAGATTCCCAAAGGCCACCGCATCCCATCGCTCAACTTGATCTACATGAATCATCCTCGTATCCCCTTTAGCCTGTAATCCGGCCTCCACCCCATGATCCTGCATCCTCGCTCATCTGCGGAAGTGAAGGTCAACTGAATCGAGTTCCCCACCCCATTCATATAGCACTGATGGGTGCAGGAAGCCGACGAGAGGGATTCAATAGTGCTTCCATCCGTAGTGGTATCGGTGCATGTGAGCCCTGCCCCTGTGTACTTTCCATAGTCGTAGGAGAATCCCACATCGAAGGTGTAACCGAGGGGCAGGGCTTGTTTATCCGTGATGACATCGGTTCGGATGACTCGTTTCCTGGTCCCCCAGGTCCGGGCATCCATCCAACCAGTCTTATAAATGGCCGTGAACACATTGAAGTTATCCGTAGTCCCGGAGTGCATCTGGTAGACTTTGCCATCCGTAAAGGCACCGTAGAGATTAAAATTGGCATCCCGGACCACACTTACCGGGGACCATCCGGTGTATTGGGTCCATGCGTCAACATCATACTGATACACGAAACAAACCGAATTTGTCGTTTGTCCAGACCCAGGCACAGCCCACACGATCCGGCCATCCGGGGGAGAGTTGTAAACACAAATCTTGTTCCAGTATTCGGTCGCGGTCCCAAAGATAAGAGGCTGTACCCGTTCATTGAACTTGTCTGTGCTTTGCACGTCCTGGCCGGATAGAACCCTCTTCATGTTGGTGGGTCCGTATTGGCTCCAGAAATACAGGTCATCTCCCACGGGGAGAATTGAATTAGGGGAAACACATCCGACCGGGACCGTCTTGAACAAGGTTATATCGCTTTGAGAAGCCCCGGTGTAGAAGTTGGCCTGTCCAGCCGTGAAGATCCCGGTCAGATCGAAAAGGCTGCCAATCGCTGTGATCTTCGGCCCCACTCCACCTTGTCTGGAGTCTGTTCCATCCTGGATGGGGAAGATGAAAGAATCGTTTATCGTAACCCACTGGAGCGGATCACCGAGAGCGGAGGCCCATACCGTGCTTCCCCGCCACGCCAAAAGCCGCTCATCCCGCCCTCTGGCGATGACCGCGAACCCTTCAGGCGCACCATTCGTATCCCAATCCAGAGGAGTACAATAAGCATTGTTCACCATTGGCGGGTTAGTAAGGCCATACGGTAGAAGATGCACATTATCGTAAAAGGTAGAAACCGTAGGGCCGACTTCCGCCACCTGGTAGAACACGTTGAATGAACCGCCGACGATACGGCCCGTAGCATCCCCTGCATTAGTCATCCAATAGACCTTCTGGGAGGTACACCCAACCGGAGGAACCCAGGTAACAATATTGTAGTGAGTCGCGCTAAATGGGTCTGCGGCGGCATCACTAGAAGGGCCAAGGGTGACATAACCAACACCCGAAGAGGTAGACTCCCCTTGAGGGGTTACGGCAGTAATCACATATCCAGACAACCGTGTCCCAACATCACTAGCCCTAACCGTTGGAGGCTGTGGCGGTGTGATTAGCGAGGCAGCTTTGAGGGTCTGCGCTCCTGCTGTCGGGTCAATGTAGATAGCGGGATCAACCCCGTTTGCAACAATCAGCTTCCCCTTCCAGTTTGCCGAGACAAAAGGGTTTGTCGTGTTGGTGATCGTGATTCCGTTGGTTTGGTCGGTGAATGTCCCGTTGATTGTAGTGCATTCCCAAAACTTAGCGTCTGCGAATACTCCGTAATACTCAACACCGAGCAGGCTCATATACCGTGCCATGTGAAGCATTGGGGTTGAAAAGGTGTTCATCAGAAGCAAACCACTTCGTTTAGTAATCGCTCCATCCGTTCCAATGTCCCAGTTCTGGATAGACGCAGCCTCATTGTCCCCGATGTTCATCAGGGATGCTCTGGTGTTTATCCCACCGAAGTTGTGGGTCTGCACCATCTGAGAGGTTCTACCAGAATAGAGGGGCATTACCACTCCACGGTTGGGGAGTACATCTGTCGCATGACTGGGGGTTTACGGCCCTGTCTGACAATTGCCATCTGCATTCCAAGGGCCTTCTCGTATTGCTGCATGTTCAACCCGGCGTCGGGATATTCGAGGTATTCCTTTAGCCTCGCCTTCCCGAATTTGATTAGGCAGTCGTACATCTCAGCCGGGAGGTCCCAACTATTCGCGCTGTCAGCGATGGTTCTTCGGTTATGGACACCCTTGAAATAAGCAAAGCTGATGGATGGATAAGTAGTGACAAACCCAGTTGAAGGGGTTGGGACAAAGTAGATCGCTCCTTCCTTGATGGTGAATTGGGTAGGCGATCCAGTGTTAGCAGCATTGAAGGAACTTCCATCCCCCTGATAGGCCCACTGCTCCGGAGTTACTTCTTCGATATTGGCGAAGTTCGAGTTTGCGACGCCAAACCGCATGGGCTCTGCAAGGCTCTTGAAGTCATCTGGGAGTGGATAGGCTTGCTGTCCACCAACCAAAGCGATTGTGTAGGTAGCTCTTCGCCATGGCCACCGCTCACGGAGGGTAATCTCGTTGGTCCCATCGTTCAGGGCTTCAAGCACCACGTTAGATTCACGGGTCCCAGGGGTCAGGGATGCCACCGTAGGGATCCCGCATTCAAGCAGAACCCGATTCACTAGGACTAGACAAGTAGGGAGTACGACTGTCATTTTCGCCCCCTTCTGATGAGTTCTTTCATCTGCTCTTCCATCCGGATCTGGCTTTCCCTGGTTTGGACAGCTAGTTTCCGGTCGTCTTCTCGCGCCGTTTTCAGGTCGATGATTTCAGACGAGAACTTGGCATTGGTAATATCCTGAGCGGCCTTGTTTTCTTTCACCGCAGAATATAGGAGAGTCGCAGACCCACCAATAGAAAGCACAATGGCAGCAATACCGATTAGGTTGGTCAGTGTGATTTTATTTTGAGGGGACATTCTGTTATCTCCTTGTCTGCGGTGTAGTTTGCGAAGATCGGTCACTTGAATAATCCAGCTACTTTGCTTATGAAGGATTGAGGCGGGGCTGGCTCAACAGAAGAGATGGGCGTGTAGTTGATTGGTTCTTCCTGGGCATCATTCGCACCAGCGAGTTCAGGCAATGCCTTCATTGCGATGTAAGCCTGGACGTAGATATTTGGGCCGAGTGGGTCATAGACAAATGGGAATGTGACTTGACCGATGGGGTCTTTGGCCTCTTTCCGCGTGATTCGACTCAGGTAAACGTCTGCTAGAACATGGAAGCCCGTTTCTCGCCCACGCTCGTAATTCATGGTCTTAATGGCCGTGTAAGCCTTCGCCACTTCGATTCCATGAGGGGTTACAAATTTGTGTGTGATAGCCATGTCTTCTCCTTTATCCTACGTTCCAGGCTGCACCGTCGAAATAAACTGGCACTACAACCGCACCACCACCAGCCACGGCAGCACCAAAGGCCGGGGCCAGAGCATCGGTCACAAAGGCCCGTGCGTAAGCAACACCAGCCGGAAGTCCCGCCACCGTGTAAGCGGGGAACACAATCGGAAGGGTTGATGTGACACTCAGGTGTGAGATTGTGAACCGCGTAGTAGCGGTCTGAAGCGTGGTGCTTGACCCAAGAATGGTTGAAGTTTGGAACTCAAGCGCACCTGGAACCCCCGCGCCTGTTCCGCGTGAAGCCCTCAGTTTCCATGTTGCCCCGGCAATGTCCGTTCCGCTCGCATCTTGGACGCTCAGGGTTTGGGCTACGGGAGGGTTTGCGGCGGTAGTGCCAAGTTGAAGATTCGCAGCAGCCCCGCCACGTTGAAGGATCACATCGTAGCCAGTCCCGAAGGACAGGTAGGACGTGTTGCTCAGGATATTGAACCCGAAGACAGCGGAAACCGCACCCGAAAAAGTTCCAGCTGTTCCGCTGTACCCACTGGAAGCCGTAAGCCCGAATTGGCTCATGGACAACATGGTTGTATAAGCGGCACCGTTGGTTGAATAGCGGAAATCCAGAGTGTTGAGCGGGTTTGTTCCTTGAACCGGGGAGAGTTGCACAATCCAGTCGCAGTCCTGCGCTGCTCCCGCCGTGGTTCCCCAGCCTGAACCGTGGAAATGCGCTCTCGAACTCCACTTCTGCGCTCCAACCGTCGCGGCCGTTGGATTCGAGAGCAGCAGTCCATCTGTCGAGGTTGCTCCGATGGCCTGGGAACTGGAATAGGCTCCGAGAAGTGAAAGAAGGCTTGTAGATGGGTTGAAGAACAACTTTGTGCTACTCACCTTCGCGGGAAGATTGCCCGTGCTGGCAGTCACCCACGTTGGGTACATCGTCGCATTGGTTGTCGTATCGTCCGTAATACCAATATTGGTCGCGTTCGTCGCAGTGGTAGCAGTGGTAGCGGTATCAGCATTCCCGGTAAGCGCACCAATGAAGGTTGTGGCAGATACCGCACCCGTTGCGCTATTGAAGGTGAAGGCCGCGTTGCCATCGAAAGCCCCGGCATTGTTGTATTGGACCTGGGTATCGGCACCCCCGGGAACCCCACCCCCACCAGCGGCTAAAGTGAACCCAGTTTCTGGACCATCTACAACTATGGATTTCGTCGCATTCCCAGCCAAAGACAGGGCCGCTATACTTGTCAATAGTGAAGACAACCCCTGGTAGTAGTTCCCCGCAGTCTCAAGCCACTCTTCAACCGTTGTCGAGGTATTCCCCATGAAAGGAATAACCGAGATGTCCCGCGCTGAGGGTTGCGTTGAGGTAGAAGGGGCAGACTTAACCCGCTGGTTCGTCAAATCGCCGTAGATCGAACCGTTGATAACCTCGTAATGCCCGTCCTCAATCCAGAACCCATACGATCCATCTTGATCCGCCGTGAATGGGTTAGCTCTGGCCCCGCCTGTTTCGCTTACATAGATCGTTGGCTTTGTCGTAGTCCCATCCCAATAGACGGTGACAGATGCACCGCTAGTCGTTTTACCTTGGAATAGGTTACGGGCCATTACTACACCGTCACATCAGAAAGGGTCCAGCGGTTAATCGTCAATGGGGTTATTCCACCCCCGGACATGACGATATTATACTGACCGTTAGCAGCAGTGAAGGCCACCATCCCATCACTACTTGTCACAATCGTATTACTCGCCAGCGCCACTACCGGGTCTTGAAGCGGATCAGAAGCCGCATAGATCGTAGAGGCTGCGCCGGTCCCTGAATCAGTCACAACAGCGGAAACCCCGCTTGCAGGGTTCCCATTCGTGTCTGTGCATTTCCAGTAGAATCTCTGCATCACTGCCCCTAGGTGTAGAACGGGTTTACTCTGTTTTTCGTGGAAAAGCGATTTTTCTTGTAATGAACCCCAAACGCGAGATTAACACTTACATCCGTGCAAGTGTCATTCGCATGGGCCGCATCCCGGAGAAGTCGGCAAAGCAGGATTGAACCCGGCTCGACCGCCGTGGTGATGGAGGGGAATTCGGTAAGGTATTCCGTGTAGGCTACACCCGCCGCCGCAGCCTCAACATAGATCGTGGTTGCCGCTGCCATCGCATTACCTGGGGTGACAATCGTATACTCCAACCCATGCCGGACGGTCCCATTATTCGTCCCAACCGTTGTCCATTGGACGTAGGGGTAGAACCCCGTAACACCCTCTGCGTAGTCCTGGGGAATCTCGATGTAAGTCCCAAGATCATTCATTGCAGCGGCAGAGAACCCCCAACCCTGAACAGTTCCTTTAATCGCAGTCTTCGTAGGAGCCACGGTGGACAGTGCACTATCCAACGGGAAGGTCATACTACCCCACCCATCGCCGCTTGAGAGTTTGTACAGCCCTGCAATGCCGTGGACAATATTAACCGAGATGGTTGCGGAAGCTGACGTAGTAAAGCCGCCAGTGTTCGTGATTCCGGTCGTGACGAGGGTGGTAGAGAAGGTGCAATTCCCAGTGAATGTCTTATCCCCCCCAATCGTCGCCTGAGCCGTGGACATATCCACGAACACCGCATTCCCATCATCCGCAACCAAGGCCCTGAAGGTAGGCACCGCAGCCGCGCCAGTTGTTGGGCCGCAGAGCACCGTATTGGCCGTCTGAGTGTTCCAGGCTACATTGAGTGTTCCAGCAGCTACCAGGGGTGTATTTGTGACCGCAAACTGCAATGGCATCGCCAAGCCAATGCTGTTCACGGTTCCAGAAAGACCGGCATCCTTATAGTCGAATGCCTCCCAGCCGTAATCATAGATCGTCCCTACGCCTGGGACGGTTGTAACAATGTCATAGGTTCCCAGTGGGGCTGCGAACGTAACAATCCCATCCGATCCAGAGACAATTGGAAGTGAAACCGAAGTGGTCGGAGTTGCCACGCCAGAGGCGGGGTAGACAGTCGAAGTGACTGCCTGCCCGCCAAAGGCGGCATAGACCATCGCCGAAGCGCCCGCTACCAAGTTGCCGTTAGCATCCCTGTGTATCCGAAGGTAGCGCTTCATTGGTTCTCCTAGAGTTCTATGCCTTCAGTCTGAACTTTCTTCAGAAAAGCTTCGTATTCATCCCACGTTGCAGGTGCTCCGAACTGGGCCGGATAACGGTTCCGCCTGACCTTCCTGACAATTGGAGATTGTGCGCCAGGGGCAAAGACGTGTTCAAAGCTCGGGACAGATGAATCAATGAAATGGTTCTTGTACTCGATGGGGATGATCCAATCAACACCGCGAACGAGATTGATCTTCGGCAGATCGCCTAATTGGCACTCCACCATAAGCTCTTCCCCGTCTTTGGGCAGAACAGTGATGTAGATGCACTCACCACTAAACCCGCGTGTCGTCTTGGGCCAGTCTGGATGGCGAGGGTCCCATGCTTTGTTCTTCCGTGGATCAAAGACCTTAGTATTTTCTGCGGTATCAGCAGCCATGCTACGCCTCCTAGGGCAAAAACAAGGGGCCGAAGCCCCTTGAGGGTTATCGGTACATCACAGCGACGTACACTTTCGCGTTTACATTAATACCTGCGGCCAAGAGAGCGCCATTCTGCCCATTGGCAGTGGTACTAGCCGTGGCGGGGACTGTAATACCGTTTGCCGAAGTGAGAGTGGAAACCGTTCCATTCGCAGCGGTATTCTGCGTACCAAGGGTAGAGGTCATGCCCTCGATATACAGGTCATTGATGTTATCGGTGATGTTCGCCAGCAGGATCATTCGAGGCTTGAAGCCAGGGAGAAGTTCCTGAGCCGCCCCATCACCCGTCCAGGTAGCGATGCACATGCCGCTAACACCGGATGTATCCGAACTATAAGTAACAGTAGCCATGTTTTCTCCTATTTCTTCTTAGGTGTGGGGAGTTCCGGCATTGGCGTCGGGACCGAGTATTCACCCGTGTAGGTTGAATCCAGATTGGTCTGAGACACCGTGTAGCTGCCAGAGAATGTTTCTTCAAATTCCTTGAACTGCTGGGGGGTCAAGACTACTTCAGTGCCAGCCGGAATTCGACCAAAGCTGTAGAGGTCTTTGCCACCACCATGAGAGATTTTTACGTTCATCGCTTCTCCTATTACGCAGAGGCCAAGACTTCGGCGCGGAGAATCCAGTTCTGGTTCAGGATGCCGCTAGCAATCATGGTCTTCCAGCTAAGAGAGTGCCACTGGCCCAAGGCGTTGTAGTGGTCCACCTGAGAGGCCGGGATGTACTTGATGGCCGTAGACGAAGCCAGAGAAGCCACCGCAAACGCATTCTTGCCGAGGAACA